ACATCAAGCGAAGAAAGATAATATCCATTCACACCGCTCATCATGATTTTTCTGGCTAAATCTAGACCGTTTCCCTCGAGACGCACCATTGCCGTTACATCATCATCAATAGAATGAGCCTGTTGTCCAAAATCGAATGGTGATGGATTCCTCGTAACTCCAGTTAACGTGGAGCCGCTTGTTCCGGTATATTGAAAAAATTCATCGTTAATTTGGACATAAAACTTTATTGACGAATCATATGAGCCATCCGGGCCAGTATGCGGAACTGGAAAATTAGTTGCTGATTCAGAAAGAGAAATTGTCGACACAGATCCAACATCGGAAATCGAAGACGCTAGTTTTCCCGTTTGCCTTATGAAAAGCTGTTGTCTTTTCTGTTGCTCGTTACTCGACAAATAAAACGTCACAAAACCTGAGCCTGGATCTACTTTTTCGATAATTCCACGAAAGATGGTTATGTAATCCTGAGGATATGCAAGACCTTGAAATCCAATCTGTACCTTGCATTTTCTTCCGAGAATTTCCGTGACCACCTCTCCCGGCGTAATCAGTCTTCCAACCGCTTGTTGTATATCAACCATAGAAATCGTCAGCTGAGAAACGCTTGAACCAAGCCCTTTATCTGGATCTAGTTGCTGCGTGATTTTTGTAGTTGTCGGAGCCTGTGAGCTACCGAGCGCTATATAGGTTCCTTGATCAAGAAGCGGCCTATTCCCTCCTATAAACCAAGGATCTCCAAGATAATTATCAATATACAGCCCGCTGTCTCCTATTCTGATTTTTTCGGAGATGCTTGCACTTCCATATTTTGTGCTCACTCCTTCGATTGCTAAAAGAATTACAGGCTTTACGTTTGTTTGCTGTGAGGCAAAAAATGCCGGAGTTGTTAGCGTAAACGACATGAGTTGAAGACCCTCTCGGCTACATCCGGATTCATACACACAAAGCCATCGGCCTCCTGATATTTTTTTACGCTAGGAGTCGATGTTGAACCATTTGAACATAGAAAATCGCCATCTGCCGCGTCATGCACGCAGACTTCATGTCCGGAGTCAAAGTAACTGCGCGAACTACAGCCTGCGAACAATGTCAGAAATATCGGAAGCAATTTTTTGTTTTTCTTCCCTGGAAGATCCGCGAATCCTTTTTGCCAGTTCATGCATTCCCTCCAGGTAAAGATTTAATCGCTCTTCGGTGGCCTCGGTGAGTATAAACCAAATTTCCATACTCAATCTAATGAGAATTGGGCCTTTTCCGATGATATATAAAATCCGCCCAAAACTCATAAATGACTTCGGTTTGCAGATCCCCAATCGACAATTTTTTGCAGGACGGAAACAATTTTTGAAATGATCTCAAACGCTTTGTCATCGGCTTTTGATTCAGTCTTGTCCTTGATCGACTCAAGAGCCTTTGAAATTCCAGATAACGCCATATTAAAAGCAAACGCAACCAATACGATTGCAGGGACAATTCCGCCGTTTTGGCTAATGAATTCTTTCATATCTCCTCCTCAATTTTCCATTTTATAGAATAGAGAGAAATCTCTATTTCCGCCTGCTCTACTCCAGAAATTCTATATGTGTCTCCTATGTATCTCCATGACTTTTTCAGCGGAAGCTGACAATGTGGAAAGTCGTTTTCTCCCTTTTGTGTCACGCCATCCCGATTCCAATCACCTCCCCAATCAAGTCCTGATTCTTTCACGGATTCCCTATAATGGCCCCAGTCCGCGTGATCCCATGCCTCCGAGTTTTTATACTCTGGCCTGAATTCGGCCCAATCAGTGGCACAACCCCAATTGTGCGCACTATCACCAGGCCTCGCATTTGTCACAATCCTCCCAGGGCGCGTCCTTCCAGATTCATATAATTTCGCCTGTTCATCAAAACTCCTAATTCCAGAGTAAGGAGCCCAATAGGTGCCGCTCATCAATTTACAAAGATATATATATCGTTCCCGATAGAGTGGATGTAGATCGAGCACATAGAATTCTCTTTTGGCTCTGCACCATTCGAGGCGTACCTTTTCTGAGTTAGTTGTCATGCGTGCCATTGATTTGGGACCTCATCTCTCTAATCCTAGCGTGAGCCTCGTGAATTTCATTCTGAAGACTGGGAATTAACGCCAGTTTTTCGGCGATAACCGATAATCGTATCTTCAATTCGTTAATTGCCCCGGTTAAGCCTTGAATTGCCATCGTGTTGGATTTGATGTTTTCCCTCTGATCCTCATCGGCACGTTCAAGTCTTCTGGCGATGATGGCCACGATAGATTTAGCCACGTATCCAAAAACCACTCCCGATGCACCCAATAGAATGCTGAAAATATGTTTTTCCATTTCCCCAAACATGCATATTCTATCGGATGACGCGGCGTGTTTCTTAATGCTTGATTGATATTATTTCTTCCGAAACAGATAAAGGAACTTGATACGTTACTGTTTCCCAAAGCACACAAAGGACGGCAGTGACGTCCCCAAAAAAAACATGAAAATTGCAGACACAAGCCGATTTGAATCAATCTTTGAGCCAGTAATTGTTGTGTTGTCCGCTCCAGAAAGAGCCTCAAAACATAAATTTCGCATATATCCTTCTCCCCCTAGAAATAAGTTTCCACTACAATTCTTCCTTGTGCACCATCTCCACCAGCCGCTCCTCCAGTGCCAGCGCTTCCGCCACCTCCACCAGCCCCTACAGTATAAGAATAAGATGCGGCGGGACCAACAATAATGGCCTCGGCATAGCCACCGGCCCCTCCTCCGGCTCCATTGTATCCATTCAATGGGCCGCCGGCACCCCCCCCTCCAGAACCAGAACCACCAGCCGCGCTTCCGCCTGCTTCGCCGACAGTACCTCCAACACCTTGGCCGCCGAAAAACGAAGGAGCCCCCATAACGCCAGCAACATGTCCAGTGGTTCCACTTTTAGAGATGCCCGAAGAGGATCCTCCAATAACGCCTAACACGGGAGTTACGTCTCCTCCAAAAGAGATGCTTCCACCCGATCCCCCCGCTCCCGGTCCTCCGGCAGCGCCCCCCCCAGTGCCTCCATTGGCAACAAGAGAAGTGACTCCAAAAAGAGTGTTCCCTCCAGAGCTTCCTGCGCCAGCGGAAGAAGAGGCTGTCGTCACGGATCCTCCTCCGCCGCCTCCACCCCCAATAACCTTGACTCGAAGATATTTAGCTCCGGATGGAGTGGTAAATGTCGATGTTCCCGCAAGTGTTGTCTCAAAAATCTGGGGAACTGCGCTAGCCCAAGTTGCAACCCCACTTGTTGCCCCAGAAAGGTATGAGGGGGTCGTGGGTTTTGAGGCTGGGAATTCGATTATCAAACTCGAGGCGGCAGCGGCATCTTTATAATATTGAAGCTTGTTAGATCCGATTTTCGTGGTGGCAGTATCTGCGCCAGCATCTTTTTGTTGATAAAAGTTAGCAAGGTTCACCTGTGTGGAATCGGCATTGTTTCTGGGCTGAAAACTAAGTCGGAAATATGGAGAGCTTGCTGCCGCGGCGTTTACCCACTGCATACTCATAATGCCTTGAGCAGATCCACTGTTTCCGATGTTCACAGCGTTAGCATTTGTAGAATCTCCAGCATTTGTATCCCTGAACACTGAGAGATTTGGGGCTCCGTTAACCTTGATGGTGAGCGCTCCAGTCATCGAATCACCGCTTTTTGCCACATATGCGCCAGAGCCGCCGCCTGAAATGATGCTATTGATTTGAGTTTGTAAATTTGCAGTGGCGCCGTCCAAATATTCAAGCTCCTGAGATGACACCGACGTCGATGTTCTAAGAATGCGAGAGGAATCGACATATGCAGCACGATCTGTCGTTATATTTGTATAATTGAGCCCAAGAGAGCCTGTCATTGTATCGCCAGATAGCTGAACGAATTCAGATTTGAAGACATTCCATGTTCCGTTAGCAGAACTGGAATCTGTTAGCAAAATGCGTTTTGAATATCCAGGTAGAACCGTCGTCAGCGTCGTTGTGTCCTGATATTGAACAGTGAGCAAGCCCGTTGATTGATTTATAAACTCTACTTCCCTGCCAGTCGCTCCCCATGTAGACGCATTGAACAAGCGAAAGGTATGCGTTCCTGTTCCCGTCAGTATTTGATGAGTTTGAGAGTTAACCGTAAGCGTTGTTACTCCGCCAGAGGCAGCCGTTGAATCAGACTGCTGAATCAATGCAGGAGGTTTGATATATGTTGCAGCTCCCGCCCCGGATACAAAAACCAAAATTGCCGCAAAAATCAAACCGAACAAAACACCCAAATAAAATTCTTCTTTTACCTGACTAGATTTCATCAATACCTCGTTGAAGTGTATTCTAGAACATAATTTGCCGAATCTGCTGCAGCGTTCATCGTGACTGTAAATCCCGTTGTGCTTTTTGCAGTGATATTATATCCAAAAACTATCGGATTAGAATCTGTCACATTTCTAAAGCTAACAGCTATAGCATAACTAGTATTGGGAAATGCATTCGAAAATGTTACTGAAACCGTCGAGGATCCATTTGAAACCGCTTGTTCACCAGCCTCAAATCTCGTTAATCCTCTCTGAGATGATGTTGCATCAACAATATCCGCGGTGAGATCAAGGCTTGGAATCTGCCCGACATCCGCTCCAATTGTTGGAATCGTCTCGAGTGTGAAAACTTCTTTAAAATATATGCGAACATCCTGCGAACTAAGGCTGTGCGCTGTTTCAATCCCAGATTCATTTGTATAAAATGATAGTGTCCAGGTTCCCGTTGATTCAGTGATCCTTCCGTAGACACGTTGCCCGCCAGCGTCTTCAATTGCGGTTTCCGTGTCGTTATTTACAATAACAACTCTATTGTTCGAGCCAGTTGTGATAACTCCAGCAACAGCACTCGCGCCACCTGGAGATTTTCCAGAAAGCTCAGAGGTAACATCAGTTGAATTTCCAGATGCAGATAATTTAATAAATGTCTGCCAATCTGCCCTATAAAAATTCAGCTCAGTCAAATTAGAGGCAGAAATCTGTGCGCCATTTCCCGCCGTTCCGTCGTGGCCATGTCCGGTTGAAAGATTAAATTTTTCAGTTAAAGAATCAGCTCGGTCTTTCAAATCATCTGTTGATGCTCCGACATCGTTATTTGCCCAGCTTGGCAGGGCATCTTTTGCCGAGTTTGCAGATCTTCCAGAAAAACTGGAAAGCGAATTTATGTCCCTTTGGACGTTTGTAGCAAAAGCCCCGCTCGCGGTATCAGTGTTTTCTAAGGATTTGATGCCAGTGGTATTGTCATCAGCCGTTCTACTAACAAAAGCATTATTAAAAGTCGTCTGATTCGCTAACTGGCCATTAGATACAGTCATTTTTAGACCTCCACGATTCTAAAAACTAGCGGCCCAGTCTCAAAATATCCACCACCAGCGTCCTTTATTTCTTTTAATTTATATGCGATTCCCTGTCTGCTTTCCGGTGTGCTCTCGAGAAGGCATGAATAAAATGAACTCGAGACAGATCTATTGGGCATAAATTCCATTTTTGCCTTAGTTATCGCATAGTCCATGAAAGTAATCAGATCAGAAACACCACTAGCATTCGTTTCAATTTCTGGCTGACAAGCAGATTGCATCTTGTTGTTTGCAAGCCATATATTGGCCTGAAGATATCGAACGATTCCAAATGTAACGACTTGAACTTCTCCGCTCGCGGTTGAATTTACAGATGCATCCTGTTGTTCTGCCCAGTTTTCTGATGGGACATGATCTTTAAGAAGCGCCTGTGGTAAATATTCATATCCGGCTCCAGATTGACCATCATAAGTTGAAGCGCCTGTTAAATCAGTAGCGGAAAAACCCATCAAAGACCATGCGCCAGTACCTATTCTTGTTCCGCTTGCTCCTAACAATTCAAATGAACTGCTCGAGGAAATTGTTATTATCCTTGTTGAGCGATTGACGCTCACCGAATAAGTCAATGCACCGACGACATCCATCGCTCTTTTTATTTCAACAAGAAATTCCTCAAGTGTATAATCTCCAGAATTTAAAACCGCCTAAAGTTCTGGACCGCCCTCAGAAAAATCTATCGAATTATTCAACTCGGTAATTGTGAATCCATAATAAAACTTAGAAAAAGTGGAAAGGCTCATACAGTTGCACCCAAAATTCTCACGCCGTTTGACTGACTGACCTCATTTATCATTTCAACAATTTTAAGACCGATTTCCCTAGGATCTGTTGAAAACACATCATGAAGCGATATGTTCACCGAAATATTGTTTCCTCTATCTCCAGCTCCACGCAGGAACTCCGTCAAATCTCTGTTTGTATCGGCGGGAACAACGCGCTCACCTGGAGCCAAAATGGCGGGAAAGTTGTCCTTATTTCCAATGCCAGGAACCTGATCTATGCCAGTTTGCAATGGAGTAGAAGCGATTTTAGCGACGTTTGCTAGTCCGGCGACGACAATTGATGCAGCAAGTGCTGGCCCAAAAATCCCACCCTGCCCGAGTGCTTTGTTTGCGCCTGCATATGTATCAATAATTGCCTGTGCTATCGCCGAAGCCTTCGCGATCTGTCCTAGCTCCTGATTTCCAGTCCTCGAGAGCTGTGCAAGGTTTCCGAAGAATTGCGACGCATTTGCAAGTCTTTGAGCGTCTACCTCTTCTTCGCGCTTTCGTCTTTCCTGGTAGAGCTTCAACTGTTCTTGATTTGTTTTCAGACTTAGTGCGAGCTGCGCTTGTTGCGCCTGAGCCTGACTTAGTTGGCCAGATGCCAAAGCCTCATCAAGCATAGACTGCTCATTTTGAATATTTTGAGCCAACAGCTCTTCTTTTGCCGTGAAATATTCTTGATCCGTTATCAGATCTAATTCGCGTTGAGTTTTTAGACTCTCTCCAGCAAGCGCATTCACTTCGATGACTGTATTTGCTGAATCAGCGAGCTGTTTTGCAAAATCTATCGACTGTTGTAGTGCCTGTTGTTGTGCATCTGACATCGTTTGCGCGGCAACTGCCACATTCTTATAGGTAGATTCTAGGGTTTTTGCCGAAGCATCCAGCTGGTCAAACGTAGTGATGTTTGTTCTTAATTCAGAGAGAGAATCACCGAATTGTTGAAAAATTTGCTGAGAATTTATGGTAGACGCACCTATGTCATCGACTTTTTTCTTTTGTGCATCAATTTGCGCGCCAAGTGAATCAAATTGTTTATTTAAATCTTCAATTGCGGAAGCATCGAATGCGGAAAATAAGCTTCCGCTTTTGATTGAATCAATCTGTTCTTTAACTTTTGACTGTGCAGCAGTTAGAGAATCTAGCTCATCAACGGCAGACCCAAGCTTTATCTTGTTGAGAGAGTCTAAGAAAAATAAAACTCCCTTTCCAACTGTTTCAAAAGCAACTGCCACCTGATCAACAAGAACCTTAACAAAACTCTTAAATGCGCCCTCGTTTTGAGAAACGATCTGACCTGCCTGTGTTATGAATTTGTTCAGTTGAGAAATCGCATTGATAACGGCGGGATTTTCTACAACAGATTTTCCGAATATTTTTGTAAAATCTGCAAAAGTATTCGTTAGGAGCTTTGTTTGGCCATTGAATGTATTCAATTGTGCCTGAGCTGCACCAGAAAAAGCCTGCAACGCCTTCATGACGTTAGCCATCTTTTCCGTTTGGGTGGTGCCCTCTTCAACCTGAATTCCATATCTGGATAAAACCGATGTTTGTCCTGCGAGGGCTTTTGCCACAAGATTCGAGGCAGAATTTAAATCTATTCCAAGCGCAGCAGACAAATCTACTGCAGCTTGAGTTGCGCCCTTCAGCGCCTCAGTGGACTGAAGCCTTGTCAGGGATTCAATAAGCGCGGCGGAACTCTTTACTGCATCGTCGCCATATATCGATGAATTTTGCACAGAGGATGAAAAGTCGTCCAAATCCTTGGCTGCACGCGCAGAATAGACACCAGCTCTTGCAAGCGATGCGCTCAGTTGGTTCAAGGAATCGGAACTAGCTCGCTGAGCCTCAACCCCACCCACGATCAGAGTGTCCCAAAGATCACCAACGACACCTTTTAGGGCATTGAATGCCCCAATAACTACCCTCCCGCCGACAAATCCTGCGAATGTAGCGAATGCATCTCTGACAATTTGGCCAGATGATTTGGACTGTTTGGAGAGGTCATCGAGATTTTTGTTGATATTATCAACGCTTTTTTTCAAGGCATCCTGAGATGACTTCAGAGAAGCTTTCAAATCTGCATTATCCGCAGATAATTTAATCACTAGCTCGTCAATCGTTGCCATCAATCAGGATTCCTTCTCATCATCTCCTGAAGCTCTGCCTTAGTCATTGGATCGGGAAGGTGCCCGAACCTAGCATCATGCATCGCCCAGAACTCTCTCATCGTCAGCGACCAAAAATCTCTTGAGGAAAGCCCAAAAACACCTAGCCCCATTTGCATGTAATCATACCAAGGAATTTTAGGAGCGATGCCGGATTGTGTTACTGTTTTTCGCTTTTTTTTTGACTTCCGACTAATCCAGACGAAAGAAATGTTGCGGCAACTGGCGCAAATTTCACATACCCGTCTGAAACTATTTTTTCTCCAACCTGATCAAAGGTCAGATCATATTTCCAAATGAGCCCACCGTAAATAACTGCCACTAAATGCGAAAGAAGAACGCTCTCTTGACTAAATAAGCGAGCGATCTCTAGCACAGATTTTCCGGTCTTATTTTCAATCTCGCATAATCCACGAAATTCTGGACGGAGAATATACCTTTCCCCGCCCAACTCTATTTCGAGTTCTCCAATTTCAGCGTTGGCCATTAGACCTCAGTATATGAAACAGACCCGCTTGAACTCATTGCAATGCTGAATGCGCTTTCAGCGTTATAGTCACCGGACTGCTCCAGAGATGTAATCTTGAAACATCCGCCCCAATAATCTCCGTCTGAATTAGTGCATAGTCGATAATTTCTCAAATATTGACCATCGAAATATCCGCGTACACGCTTGGCGCTCCAGTCGTCTTTGAATACGCCATCCGCGCTCAAGGCAACAGACTTAATCCCGGCTCCGCTCAAAAGCGTTTTCCATTGATTGGAATCGTGATTTGTAACGTCTACTTCTTCAGCATTTAGCGAAATTGATTTTGTGCGCAGACCGCCGAGCGTTTGAAACGCTTCTTCGGATGTTCCTGTGCCATCCGCATCGATATTAATTGTCGTTCCGCCGACGGTCGCAGAAACCTTTACAGTATCGACATCGATTACCTGAATAACATAATAAGTGGTGTTTGCTGCTGGAACTGTTGAAGTAACAACAGCTGAAAATCTAACGACATCGCCGACGGAGAGCCCATGCCCGGTAATTCCGATTTGATCACTTGCTGCCGTGAATGTCGCCGCGTTTCCGCTCAAATTATTCCCAACTTTTAAGAGCAGGTCTTTTCCGCCCATTTCTGTTCCGGTAGATGACATTTTTAAGTTCCCCCTAAAATAAATGAAAATCTATTGATGCCATGATACGTCACTGCATCCTGGTCCACAAGAATCTGTGAGAAATCGAATCGAAATGATAGCGTGGAAAACCCCGCAATGACCGGCTCGGCCAAATGCAATGTGTCATAAATATCGTTATTCAAATCGTGAATTGGGGCCCTTCCTCTACTTCCGGGCCGATCCCATACGTTGATTTGAAGTGTTCCAGAGAAACCGTTTTCTGTGTGTGTATCAAAAGGATTGAAGTCTATCTCCCCAATTTGCACGAATGGATAGGCTTGGTTATCTGGAATGAAATCAAAAACTCCGGTCACCTTCCCCATCAAAGTGGCGTTTGATGTAAGCGCCGAATAAATAGACTTTTGAAGCGCCAATCTACCGTCTGCCACTTGATACTCCTTTAAGTGCGGAGCGAAATGCCATCTGAATGCTTTTCAGGTTTTTTCTATATGCAGGAGTCAGCCATGGACGCCTTAGTTTCTGATTTGGGCTTAGCTCCAAAATCGCGCCATATGGAAGATTTGTCCCAACTCTTGCTACCAAAGCCTTCGTATCTACATCCCACGCTATGGACGTTGACAGCCTTCCCGTATCTCTATTCGGAGCGTCTCCAGGCTTTGATACAATGACTCTACGCTTGGGAGAATATCTAACCGCTTCCTCACCTCGAGAAACGCTCTGAATTGATTTGATAGCATCCGAGTATATGGAAAGCGCGCCCTCTGCCAATACCTGATTAACTCTATTTTGGGCTTCAGCAGAAATTCTTCCAACTGAACCGATTATTGATGAGACTGAACTTATTTTGAATCCTATATTCATGTGCCAGTCTCTTCCTCGGCCAATATCTTTAGATATTCGTTTTTTTCCATTTCATTGATTATCGCCTTGATTTGGAAATATCTTGAGCCGTATTTGACCCTCATTTCTGCCGTCAAGCCAGGATAATATCTCATCCTAATTTCATGTTGAACTCTTGGCTCAATTCTTTGAGCGAAATTAATTTCCCTTATGAATTTTGGTGTTATGCTCACCCAAGCATTCGCCAAGAAAACAGACCATGAAACATCCTGTCCCCCCGAATCATTCGGCGTATAGGAAATCTGTTCAAAGTCTACCTGGCGATTAAATGAGGCAGCTCCGCCATTCGGATCGCAGCATTTTGCCATTAACAAACCCTTTGGATTCTAAATGGCTGCAATAGAGCCAGTGCTGTTTTTGGAATTGAAGAATCTGAACACCCTCGTGATTCATAAAATTTTGCGACTAGCTCGTTTATTGCTTGCGAGATCGCAGTTGGAATATCAGACGCGGCCCCATAACCAACAACAAATTGAATTTCGATTCCATTTACAGGACGCAAATATGTCGATGGCCACGTTGTATCATTTTTGAGTGACAGGCGACCTGGTTCTGAAATTGTATCGACAATATATGAACTAGAAGAGAATGTGTTTGCTGTTCCATCATCATCATAAGTTTTCAGATGAGTAACTGAAACAAGAGGCATCAATGGGATGCATATTTCTCCAGATTGAACGAGATATTCAGACAGTTTTCCAGTCTGAACACCATCATGCAATGAATCGAAGTTATATTTTCCAGGAAATGAATCCATCCACAATTGCCATGTTTGAGTAAGAAGTTTCCTATCCAGATATCTTTCAACAATATCCGTAGCAGAGGTTATAAACCCAGTGATCATTGTGTCATCGGCTGTTCCGCTGACTCTGAGATAGTTTTTTGCGTCGCTTAGACTTATTGCCAGTCCCGAGGGTGGCGTTACTATCTTTAATCCTTGATGAGTCATTTGTTACCTCATTAAATACTCTGCACGCACCGCATGAAAAGAGCCTTTTGTATTCATTTTCATCAACATCATAAGACTGACCGGCAAAAAGGACCATTGTCCTTCCTTCTTTCACAATGAAGTCGGTTCTCAACATTATGACATTCATGAAAAATCATGCCCCGCCGGAATTGAAAAAATCAAAACCGGCGGAGCATGCCCCCCCGAAATATTTATCTTACGCTGGAGCTAAATGCGCGGGAAGCAATACGGCTACGCAGCTAAGCGGCGTTCCATTGGTATGTGTCCCAGTCAGGTTTGCAATAACCTTAACATAACGCTTTGAGCCGATATAATTTACTTTATATACCTTCTCATCTTCGGCGGCATCGTCGATAACAGCAAATGTTCCGGTGTTAGTTCCGGTAACTGCTGCATCAATATCGGCGTCTGCACATGCGGCAAATCCGCTGCCGGATGCGTCGCTGTGTTGAACCTCAAGTTCAATCTTCACAGATCCAGACAAGGTGTCGCCTGAAAGCCCAACGTGGGCAACCAGTCCAACGCCAACGCTGTCTTGTGTATCCACAGCAGCTCCAGTTACATCACCAGTAGCGACTTGCGGCAAAATCGTGCTTTTAATTGCCAGTTTATTTTTTACGTCTTTAACAACGCTCATTTTTCAATCTCCTAATTCAAAAAGTAGGAGCGGGCAAATGCCCGCCCCGATGTTAAATTGATTACGTCGAACACTTGGCAATCTTGACTGCCTCGAAATTCTTAACTCCGCCGCCTACGCGCTTGGTTGTATAAAATTCGATGTAAGGCTTAGAGCTATATGGATCTCGAAGAGTGCGGATTCCAAAGCGGTCAACAATTTGATATGCAGCTTGGATATTTCCGAACACCATGCATAGATTTCCAGCTCCTTCGGCAGGAACGTCGTCCGCTTCAAAGACAGGATATCCAAGCAACATGTCGGGCTGTCCTGCTGCAATTCCAGGCTGCCAAAGATATTGATCTTGAGCATCCTTCAGCAATCGCACCGATGCCAGCGTTGCACGCTTCATCAACCAGACTGCGCCCTGCTTGTATGCCGATTTCAACGAATAAGCTAAGTTAATTACGCCATCGGCAGTAATTGCAGCGGCGGCACCTGTGTTTACCTGTTCAACCTGATTAAAGGCTGTTCCAGCGGCATAACTCAAGATACCACGAGGCTTGTTAATCCCATCTCCGGAAACAAATGCAGTCGCTTCAGTGCGCGCAAATTTCTCTGCAACCTTGTCAGCAAGCCACGACTCCATATTAATGGATGCATCATCAAGAATTTTCTGCGAAGCTTTCGGCTTAGCGTACATTTCATGAACAGCAATAACCAGCTTGTTGATCTCTGCCGTGCTCGTTTCTGATCGGCTTCCGGTTTCAGTAGCCCAGCCAGCTCCGACTTCATCCAAATCTTCAATGATTTCCAAAGAATCACTCGAGATCTGTTGAACCGATGCAAGCTGTCTGATCGGAGAAGATTCGAAAACCTTCTTTACAATCTCTGCGCTCATTTCTGGCAAAACCAAATAACCGCCGTCGGGATCAGACTGGACAGACAACGCTTTGTGTTCTGTTTCGGTCAACCGCTCGGCACCCTTTCGCAACAACTTTTGAAAAGCCTCTCTACGAGCCTTGCTTTCTTGCGATTGATTTGCGTCACCTGTTTCTCGGTTTCCGCGATTCATTGCAGCATGAAGAGACTTAATCTCATCATTCAATTTATTGATTGCTTCGTTTGCCTTTTCAAGAGCAGCCTTGGTCTCACTGAGCTGTTCCCCGTATTTTTTGGTTTCTTCCTGAGCTTGATTTCCAAGGTCACGGAATTGAGTCACCGTCCTTTGTAGCTCATCCATTTTCTGTTCGATGGGTGTCATTTTATTCTCCCTTTTTAAATAAGTTAATCATTTCATCAAGCGACTGGACCAAGTGATCCGGGTAGCTATCAAAATCGGCGGCTCCGCCCTGGAGTGCCAAAATTAAATCCTTAATCGATACATTGCATTCCTTCGATAGTCTCTTTATCTCGGAAACAAGAGCAGCTTTTTTTTCAACTTGAATGAAGTTTTTTGCATCTGTTACCATTGCCTGAGTATTCATTGGAAACGTGACAACGCTGTATTCAACAAGTTTCAATTCCTGAAGTCTTCGAACGCTGGGACGTTCTTTGTCTGGAATAGCTTTAATAGTCATGTATCCAATTGAAAGGCCCATTTTTGCCTTCAATGATAAAGCATCTTGAATCAATCCATATTTTCCAGCAGCGAATGAGTCTTTCATGTTGATTTTGCCTTCAACATATAAACCCTTTTCGGTTTCTTCAGCACGTATATTCCAGCCAAGCTGCTGACTTGGATCGTGGTTGTATAGAATCGGAAACACTCCCTTAGATTCTTTTAGTGTTTTCTTAAATGCCCCAGGCTCAACAACATCATCACCGAGATCAATATTTCCGAAAGTTGACGCGAAACCCCGAATTAGGCCAGATCCCTGATCAACCCCGTCAATCTTCAGTTCAAATGTTTTAAATTCATTTTTCATCTAAACACCACTTTCCGCATCGTTCCATCAATATCCATTGTGCGCACGTTAAGGCATTTTGCAAAGATGGCGCGCTTTATTTTTCCTGGATAGTGAATCTTCATTTCGATGTTCTGCTTCTCTCCAATCGATAATCCCTGAACCTCAAAATCAGATAATTCCACAGAAACCTCCCCCGCAGCATCATTGAGGATATTCACATCGCCAAGAGTGAATCTCTTCAAAAGCGCTTCGGTAGTTTCATAAGGGAAATAAACCTCAATTTCTTCGGGAGAGGAAAGAACCTCTGACGCGCCGAATTGATTCAAGACCCTGAATTTCAATATCATTGAATAACTCCTTCCATGAAGTCATCACCAGCTTCCTCGATAATCTTACCAACAAAATAATCGGATTTGTCTGGAAGCCTTTCGTTAATTATTTCTATAAACTGATCGGCACCCAAGGAGTCATCCCTCAAAAAAACGTCCTGACCGATCTCATATTCCTCACCTTCAAGAGATTTGCCATCGACGATATATTGGCAAATGATGAAAGGCTCATCAGGCATCAAAAAGCCATCGAATACATATAGACCATTTTGTTTTGACTGGAGGCTAGCATCTAGAACCGCCGTCCCATCTGGAATCATTACCCTGACCGAAACTTTAGCGTTTTCATTGTTATCGAAAAGCTGTGCTGAAATCGGAACCACTTTTCCGGGCTCTATCTGTGCCATTTCCACAATTCCTTATCGACGGATTCCTCTGGCTCTATCGAAGCTATGCAATGATTTTCTTGCTTGAACAAAACAAGAAAAATGAAATCTAAATATGCCCTAATCGGAGGCACCCACGCCTTGGGTTTTCCGCTTACCATTGCCCTGCCACATCTTCCCGAAAGTGATTCGTCTGGATCGCCAAACAAAATGGCATTCATGAATTGATCAAACCCCAGCGCCAAATTGTATAAATACTGTATCACTGGGCTCATTCGTCCTCCTGCGCACAATAAAATGAAATTGTGGCAAATGAATATTTTCCTTCTATTGGATCGCTATAATATTCCTCATCGTCTTTTATAGTGATTCTTATCTCGGCACCATATGCAGAGGACAGAATGATCGCTCTCGCATAATCAAATGGAAAAACAATCAGATCATCTCTCAAATTGTGAAATGCCGATGCGGTATAAACAAGATTGCTCATGTTGAGCATGTCTTTTAAGTTTTTATATTTCACGCGCTCAATGAGCATTTTGTTCGGAAGGTCTGCAGGATTATATGCCCAAATATCCATCCACGTTTCTTTCATAAGCACGTCCTTTGTGAATTGAATTTCTACGTGTCTTAGAATAAGCCTTTTCCCTGCATCTGGAGAAATCGTAAACGTGGAAGATCCAGCATAGGAATAATCTGCTGAAACTGTCGATGATCCAGGTGACGAATCAAATACAACTTTTTGTTCCCCGAGATCCAAAGTATATCCACTCGACTGAAGTGCCCCGTCTATGTAAATCATAACGCAATAATCATCTAAAAGATCGTCTTCTTTTGTGACGTTTCCAGAATATAGATTTATGATTTCAGAATTAGAAAATAAATATGTCTTTCCGCTAAGATCAAGAACGTCTTTTGTTAAAACCTCACCAGTAACGCGATTAGATCCGAGATACCAAGTATCTTTCCTTGTTAAATCATGGCTAACGAATGTCTGGAAGTCTCCCTCTGGCTCATAAATAGAAAACTTAGGAATTCCCTCGGTCTTTGTTTTTTTAACAAAATCTAATGTTGGCGATCTCAAAACATTCCATTGTTCTGCCGCTCCAACGGTCAGCGCTGTTTCACCATCGAGAGACAAGCAAACATCCCCAGAGGATATATCCGAAAATAAGTCGTCAAGACTTCCAAGCCGATCTTTGATCGCGGTAGACGGAATTTCCCAAAAACTATTATCTGGAATATCACCATGCCCATAGTTTTTAACTGAACCGGAATTGTTGAATAACCACTTACCAATGCCCATGATTAAAATGCCGCCTGAAAAAATAGAGTAATCCCAACGTCAGATGCATTGTTTCCGTCATCTTGATAGCTCATATAAAACTGATCTCCTTGAGAAAACGAGGTGTCAGAAACAGTTTGTGCAAAATATTGCGTATTCACTTTTGAAACAGAAAAAAATGGAGTTGCAATAGTCGAGTTTTTTCTCAAATAAAGAGTGTAGTCTGCTGACGATGACTTGTTTGAAAATGTAAATCCCTTGAATGTGCTGTTAATTGGGACAATAACTGGAGTTGAGTCACCTGGAATTAGTTCATTATATCCAAAAAAAGTTCCGTTTCTTACTGATCCATTATGTTGAAGCATAATTGTATATCTAGCGGCGAAAGCTGCCGATCCAATCGAGTTAAATTTTTTAAATCCCCCGGAAGAAGTATCCTGATATCCAATTTCATTTGAGGAAGGATAAATTAAAAGAGAATCGCTATTTTCAAACGCAATTCCCTTCACGGCAGAATAATCTTCCGTCGGATCTGACTCCGTTGGGAGCATGTCGACTTCGGTGCCATCTGGAGTTTTTTCAAACTTCAGCGGTTTGACCTTATCGACCATGCTCCCCCCGTGTGTTGTTGACTAATTTTTTATAGCACAGTTTATGCGCGTCTTCCCAATTGCTGAATCTGGAGCTGCATAGCGGTGGCGCTTTTTGCATATCCAATTTGAACAATTGTGTTCCCGCTTCCGGTCGGAATAGAAGCCGTTATGGCTCCAGCAGTCGATGCATCCAGATAATATCTAGATCCAGCGGTGAGCCCAGAGAATCCGGTCATAACTCCATTTTCTTGAACCTCGACTGGGTTTGTCGCAGTAACAGCAGAAACCGCTAGGCCAATTGCACGAGATGCAGCTCCAGATGTTCCCTGAGCCGGGCTCACACTGTCTGCGCTAGAAATATAAACAACATCTCGAGCCGCCACATCAGCTTCAACCGTGTATGTATTTCTAACGGAATTCGCTGCTGAAACAGTGCTCAAATCATCCCATGCCGATCCATTCCAAGCATACAACTTGTCATTGGAGCTATCCCAAACGAGATATCCTTCACCCGAATTCGTGGGAGTTGCGGTCGGGGTCCCAGCCAGTGACGGCAATCGGAATGCATCAACCTGGCCTGCAGAGTCAGAAATCACTGGAAACAGGACGTCTCCTTTAGTTGTCATGACATTAGATCTCTCTTTTGCCATGATATTATCAATAATTAGGTTTCCAGATGTCTGGTTGATCGTTCCACTTGTCGGATCATTGAAAGCCAGATCGTTAACATCAACTACATCCTGGTTATTCAAATCAAGGCCAGTCGCGCTCATTGCCGGACCGCCACCCTGAACAGTGAAAGAGTTCAGAGTGATGTCATCAGACGCCGAATCAAATTCTAAAGGAACGCCATCTGATGCAATTTTAAGTAGCTTTACTTGTGCCATTGTTGCTTTCCCCATCGGAAACATCTTCGGACGGGATGTCCGAGATCCCAAAGTTTATATCGTCAATAATTTTATTTTTTAAAGACGTTCCCAAATCTTTTTCCAAAAGATCCATAATCCTTTTATATTCAACCTCTGCCGCATTAACCTTTTCTTTAGCGGAGTTGATTTTAGACACCCATTCTCGCTTTACTCCCTCAAACTTCAAAATCTGATTTTCCAAAATTAGGTTTGCTGTCTTCATTTCCTCAATTGTCGTCCGCCATTCCCAGTATTGTGCGGCAGTGAGAGCTGTTTTTGTTTTTTTCCTACCCATTATGATCTCCTTAATGGAATCTTCCTATCGAGAATAATTTCATTTGATTTCGTCGCTATACCTATGAACTGAACCATCCCAGATGTGGGAACCGAGTGCGTTGCGCTTGCCGTCGTAGACACGAAAACGGCGCTTCCTGGCGTCAGACCAGAAAATCCAGAAATCCTCCCCGAAAACGTCACCTCAGCCGTGATAGATGTAGGTTTTCCGGTGACAACTCCGAATATTCCATGTGGAATGCTTGCTATTGAATTGTCGGTCACCGTGCTAACAAAATTTGAGCCGGTCACCACAACAAAGTCATTAACGGCAGTTGATGAATCTGTGTCGAAAACGTCATATGATCCACCAGCAGGCCCAGCAGGCCCCTGTGGCCCAGGTGGCCCCGGTGGTCCAGAAATTCCGGGCCATCCGCGATCGCCCTTTTCTCCCTTTTCTCCAGTCAAACCGACCGGGCCAGATGGTCCCTGTGGTCCCGCATGTCCCCTAGGTCCCCTATCGCCCTTCGGTCCCTTCCTGTTGCGAGGACCGAGTAAAGCCATTTTTAACTAACCTCAACCGTTGGAAAGTATAATTTTCCTGCTCTCGAAAAGATTAATATGCACTGACAATTGATAATCTGATCAGCAGATGCAGACGCATCATGTGGACCGTCCATATCGGCATCTGGAGGAACAGTAAACTTTTCTGTGATTGGAACCTTCACACCATTCATTGCTTGATGATCTGGCGTTCCACCTTCTCCGTCTCGCAAGTCTGCAAATGGCCGTTGATCAGATACCCATTCCTTTTGCAGATCAGGAATATCAAGCGCCTTTGCTGCCTCGAGCGCACCATTTGTTGATGCAAGCCCAATTTCGGTTCTTGCTATTGTCCTAGCCCTGCCATCAGTAAGACTGTCGAGTTCTGTTTTGATATTTTGAACTACCTGCAATTCTGATTGTTGCTCATCTCCAGTGACGGCTTCTCTGATTACATCTTGAATAATTTTTCTGGCCTTCTTTTTAGTCGTGCCATCAATCTGTGTAATTTGCTTAGCGGTTTCTCTATCGATAAAACTATCGACAAACTGATTAAATCGTAACAGCGTCTTCGTCTCGAAATCTGGAAGATCACACGCCTTTCCAGCCTCGAGTATTGGCATGGAAAAAGTTTTAATAGCTCGACGCTGATGTTTTTCAATAAGTCTCTTCAGCTCGTCACTCTGTTTGTCAACTTCATTGATAATTGCAAATTCCCATAGTTTCATATCTATTCCGCGAAGAGAATTCGCAAGCTTTGAAGATTGATTGTCGAAAAACTCTGTAAGATCCATTCTCATTGCTTTAGCTAAGTCATTTCTGACCTTATTAACATCATTCCACGCTCGGCGCTTTCCTCTCGGAGTTAACACATTGACTTGTTTCAGTTCAATTTTTGTATCCGCTCCCATGCTTCCAGAATCATTTAAATTATCTTGTGCTGGCGTTGGATCTGGTTCAGGCGTAGGGTTTGGTGAGGTAACTACATCGGGAACAGTTGTCAGTTGATCAGACAACAAAGCATCAGAGATTGGTATTTGCCCAGACGGAACGAGTAATTCATCACCGCCGTCAATGGGACCATATCCAACAGATTCCCGCTTTTCATTGATCGTTAAAAATTGAATCTGATTCAAAGAAGAATATTTCTCAGATCTTTTTTCAGAAATGGCCTGAATTGAATCAATATCGAAATCCAAATATAGATCGGTTCCCCATCTCGGCACAAGCCACCTATTGAACTCTGTTCTGATCAGCTCGAGAATCGGAATGATTGTGTCCTCGTAAAGAGCTAGCCTAGCTTCTTTATAATTATTGAATGTTGAATCTCCGGGGATATTCAAAATAATTGGCGGAACGCCGAACGCGAGACTAATGTCTCTTGCCGACATTTTCCTGCCTTCTACCCAGTCCATATCCTTTTGGGAAAGACCCATCTGTTTCCAGTCTATTCCGCCTTCTAACAAAATGACTCTTCCGGCATTCTGTGATCCCTGGATTTGATTTCTGATCTGATTTTTTAAGTTGTTATATTGCGGTGCAGGCAGAATCCCCGACGGATTAATATCATCCTGCTTTACAACAAATGCACCGGACGGAGTACCCATGTTTGAAAGCATAGCGAGGTTCCATTTCGATGATTCGTTATGTTGATCTACCGAATACATCGCGGCTTCGATTGGGCTCAATCCATAATAGTTATTAGTTGGATGAAATGTCTTTAAATGAAGAATTTGACTTCTTCCGTTCACCGAATCGACCGGAAACTTAACGATGTTCTGTGATCCATAAATATATGAATCAGGAATTCCAGATTCTCCAGCAACTACTTTCATATAATCGGGACGCAGGCACCACAGCTCAAGTGCTGGGGAGCTATAGGATTCTCCACTGGCTTCTAGATACGAATTTCCGCTGAGCATGTAATAGGCCACAAGATTTTCGAAAAACGAACTTCTTCCCTGTAATGGATTTGGCCTGTTTAGTAGATTCAATATCTCATGCTCTTTGATTTCCATATCATCAGATGCGCCGCGTCTTTTTTGATATAGGTTCCAGTCAACGGCTGCCGCTGATTTTGAAATAATTGAAACACATTTGTAGGCGATGACGTTTGCTTGATAACCTTCTTTTGAAAAGCTTTCGTAGTTTCTAGGTGTCGATTGAGCCTTTCCGACCTGGTTCATAAGAAGCGCGGTTTGTCCTACGCTTGCTTTTGTTCTGAAAAACCTATTCCAAAAACTCATAATGACCTCACGCTAGGAACCGTTTTTGATTTGTTAATATATTCAATGAACATTGATGTTGTGTCCACCTGATCATCATGAGAGACATTCGGAAACTTTTCGTGTTCACTTAAAAAGTCCTCAAGCCATGGTGCCTCATCTGGAACATGGCACCTCCCAGATTCAACAATTGGAGTTGCTGCTGATGCCCTGATTTGTTTATCTCTTAGACCTGGATTGTATGCAATAACTGGAATTGTTGTTTTTTGGCGCAAAAACTGAATAACGGCAGTCCCTGAAGATTTATCCTCAATTACCACTGCATTTGGATGCCATTTATTGAATTGATTCACGGTTGATTCCAATAGTTGCGGAGCCTCGAGTTTTTTCCTGAAAACATCCAATAAATAATAACCATTTTGCGTTACTCCCCAAGTTGAACACACAGAATAGTCATTGGTTATACCAGGCTTTTGCGCCGTGTCCCAAAGTTGAAAAATAGATTCCGTGGATGGCTGAACAGAATATCTTTTCCACCAGTGACGTTTGAAAAGGCCCCCGACAATTGGGATTGGATTCTGCTGATAGAGCGCGCTCCAGATATAGGAATCCATTTCCGACCTGATTTTTGTCAGAGCCTCTATTGGGTATCTATCGGGACATAGCGCCTCTCCGGGTTTTCTCAAAATGCAGTCATTTTCCTCGGCTATGGCCGGGAGCTTTATTTCATCGAATTTATGCTTTTTCATGAGATAGGAGGCCAAATCATCTTCATGCCATCGCGTCATAACATTTAGAAGCGAGCCACCTGGCTCAAGTCGGGTTAAGGCAACGCCTTCAAACCACTCTTCTAAAGTTTTTCTATATTTTTCGGAATTGGCCTGCGATGGATCTCTATATGGATCGTCGATAATAAAAAGATCAGCCCCTCTTCCCGTGATCGGTCCTTCGACGCCAGACGTTATCAATGATCCGCCATCATGAGTATTGAATCGATGCGCGGCAGTCGAATCTTCGGAAAGCTTCGTTATCAACTTGTCGTTGCTTGTCATTTCGTTTCTTATTTTTCTGCCAAATCCGGCAGCAAGATCAGCAGAATAAGAAGCGATAATGATTTTCTTTGTCGGAAATCTATCGAGAAACCATATAGGGAGCCAAAAAGACAAGAACTCTGATTTTCCGTGTCTTGGTGGCAGTGAGATAACAAATCTTGCATTTCCATTCAGGATTGCCGGAGTGATTAAATTTGAAATGTGCTTGATATAACTGAATATCTGAAAACGCCTTTTTGATGCAATTCTAGCTAAAGTATGTGGCGCATATGCCCAAATGCGATCAATTTCATTCATCGTCTTCAGCTAGAGCTTCTGCAACTTTCATTGCTGCTGCATGTAGGTCTGGGTTTTTAGAAATCCTATCAATTTTTTCTCGCGTGGATGAAAAATCAATTTCGCCAGAATGTTCAATTCTATCCTTCCATGCGAATCGGTTTTTCATGTTAAAAATCCACACAGCAGCATTGAAGTTTTTAATCTTTCCAGCGGCTCCGCCACGACCCAAATTTTCCCACCATTTGCGACAAAGAACGAATCCAAGCTGTTTGGCTTCCTTAAATTCTGGATATCTCTTTTCCCATCTATAAAGCGTATCTCTAGTCTTATTGATTTCGGCTCCAAATGAATCAAAGGAAAACCCTTGAGCCATGTGGGAAATCAGCATTTCACAAAACCTTGGTTCATATTCAGACTGACGCATGTTTCTTTTCCACAATACTATTCGGCGCATCAAAAATCATCTTGAGTGTGATGCGGCGTGTTTTTTGGTTTTTATGGTGTCAGAATAGGGTTTATGGATTCTTTCTAAAATAGAATTGAAGGATCAAAGTCGCCCGAGCGTCCCAAATAACGGAAGCTATCATCAGCCTTTTTATGATCTGATGGTCTAATTGATTCTCTGGGTTTTAGTGCTCGAATCAGATCAATAGAAACAAAATATACCTCATCGAGTTCGCGAAACCATATCACAAGACCGCAAGCTGCAGATTCGGAAAGCTGAAAAAGGGCATCTGTTTGATGATCGGAAAGATCGGAATAACAAAAAGAGTTGCCTGCAACCGTCTTTGTATCAACAAAAGCCAGATTGTTCTTTCTCTTGAGAATGTAGTCAAATGGGGTTTTTACGCGCACAAGCCGATTGGAGTTTATTCTCGGATCAAATCCCTTTGTCTCGCATCCATCGGGGATTGGAATGCATGTGACACTGTTTTTCCTGCAAGCAGCTTCAAAAAGAAATTCGAAATGTTTACCTATGTTTTGAGCTTTTTTTCCAGCAATTCGTTTCCGAATTGAGTTGAGCTTCATCATCTAGCTTCAATTGCTGCTTTTTTGGCATTGAGAAGTTTTTTCATAGCTTGGATTCTACCTTATTCTTCTACTTTAACACAGCCCAGATATTCACACTCTTTAATCAGCGTGCCGTAAAGGATTTCTGGGATGACTGCCATTACGAATCTTTTCGAGTCGGTGTCGAAGTATAGAAAAGGGTATGTGTAGGACTTTGGTTTGTGCTCATGTGGAGTCCTGTTCGACTTGACCCTGATTAGGGTACCGTCCTTTTTGTAAAGGTAGTGATAGTGTTTAAATGCATGTTTTGTCATTTCAAAGAGTTCAAACCATCCAAGTTGGAGGAAACGGGATCTCACCACAATCAATAGGACGCCAAAGATGCAAGCAAAACTCCATATTGTTTACGTATCTACTTAGTGGCGGATGATACTGAATCACACACGCCTCGGACTCCCAGAAAAGGTCTTTAACGAAACACATCTGCTCCCAGGAAGGCGTTCGCTTTCTATCGATTGAAACCGAAACGTGTTCCCAATCGCCACCATCTGAAGCGATGCAGAAAAATTGTATGCCTTGATAAAAGAATAAAAAAGCCCCATTGTTCCCATCTGCGTCTGTGGATGACAGAGCGCCTTTTTTAATTCTAAATTGATTAGGGACTCGAAAAGCGTTCACGGCTTGTCCTCCTCATTTGGCCGATCCTCAATATACATCCCGCATTCCTGAAACTGATCTCCTTTTGTATCCGTAGAGAAGTCAGAAACCGTCATGCTTGGGAAGTCTTCATTGTTTTCAACATGCCGCAAGCATGTTTTGCAGCGAGTGATTTTGTTTTCTTTCATTGCATCCATGATCCTGCACCCCATAAAAAGCTCGCTATAACAGCAGCGAAAAGAAGAATTGCTATGGCAAAAAAGTTAAGAAATCTCATGTCGGCTCTCCTCCAATTGTGCATGGACACCATCCGGGAGCGTCGTCGAGTGGAGTTGGTATAATGATCTCGTTTTGAACGTCAACAAGATCTCCTTGTTCGTTTAAACGAAATATTTTGCGAGGTATCTTTTCATGTTTTGCGTAACGCGAATGCTCAAATGCTTCTCTAAATGTCATAATTGACCCCCGATTCGATCCTCGACTCTATTCCCGACTCGATCT